ATACTCGGCGCCCACCAAGATAAAGGGATGCACTTCCAAGAAGGTGTGGTGGACCGACGCTACTTCTAGTATAGACAACCTAATCGACCAGATCGAACCGTTTCTTGTCGGAAAGGTCAGTTACGCCGCAAAGGGGGCGAGTCCCCTATACCCAGGTCAGGTAGTCGAAACGGTTCTCATTCCCATGGACCCGCAATATGAGAAGGCATTTTTGGGAAGTTTTGACATTAAAGACTATTTCCACGGAATGAAAAGACGCCTAGTCAACGCTCTCGGCGCCACCTACTACAGCAACAAGTTACGATTTCCCAGAGTTTTGAAAATGCTATCCAACCCCGCAAACAGGAATGTCATATTTACCAGTTGGTTGGAGCACGGCGTAATACCCATTTATAACATCCTGGAAGAAGAAGACCTCTCTTATGGCATTATCGCGGGGTCCGTCAAAGCAACCGACCGATCTAGAATCGTCAGAGATTTTAATGACGGAAAAATAAACAATCTAATCATCACCACTGCCGGAATGGCAGGTATAGATTTGGTCGGTGTAACTAACATTATAGTCATTGATCCTGTCTGGAACGACGCCAACTTACAGCAGATTATTGGTCGCGGCGTTCGGTTTCGCTCCCACATGCATCTCCCACCACACAAACGGGTTGTACATATTTACCTGCTTCAACTCGTTGAGCGAGCAATCTTTAACAAGACAATGTCAATCCAAGACTCAAAGTCTGGCGATCTCATCCTATACCGATTTATTGAGAAAAAAGCGAGGGAGAATGAAGATGTTATTAAGATGCTTAAACGGTTATCAGTTATCGGGTAGTCACATTTCTAGGGCGGTTTTACAGAAACACTCTGTCATTTTCGGGTAGCACTCTGTACAGTACTCGTGCCCGCACCACGTGTACACGAACTTCTCAATGTCTGCCACCTCGTCAAAACATATACAACACTTAATCTTACCAGAGTTTCTTTCAAAATACTCCCTTGTTACGAACTTGCTGTTCTTCATTATCTTTTTGGGAATATCGTCAAATATCGAGATATTGATGTGCGCATAACCGGGTGTATAAACAGAGGTATATCCATTTTCGTACAATGATTCTAACTGGAGCCGCATTTGTGTCCGGAACTCTTCTAATGTATCTTGACTTGGATTTTGGTAGTCCTCGTAGTCTCCGTAATACGAGGTTCTTTCTTCTTCGTCATTGTTCTCGACTTCATAGTCATCGTCTCCAGAGTATACATATTGCGTTATCTTGTTAAAATTAGAGAGAAGATCTATCGATACAAACGCTCCCGACGCGTTTTTAACATTTTCCAGCTCCAAATACTTACTATTAGAAAACGTGTTAATCACATTCGCAATCGTAGTATCTCCAATCGTTTTTCCCGTACGATTAACTCCTATAAATATTTTTTTATTACAGTCGTAGTAGTTGCTGGACTCGCGCACCAAACGACTTAGCGATTCTAGTTCTTCTATTTTAGTCAGGTCGAACAGATAGACGAGATACGAGGGGTCGACCATCATAAACGATCTGCTTATGTTGTCCAGTGTATGTGGAGTATCAAGCAGATTCATTCGGTATAGAGTGTTGAACGCCGTGTGATTGACCGCGTATATTTTACACGCCTCTGTGACACTTGTAATTGGGGACGCAATCTCATCCGGACAGAACGGGCGATATGCCGCATTCATCAACTCGCAAAAGGTTGTTTTCCCGCTGCCAAAAATAATAAGATTCGTGTACATTTGCTTATAACAAACTTATTTAAAATCATTTTTAGGAAATTAAAGAGGTAGTCTATAGTAAAATGGACGTATCGACTTTTCTAGTGCAAGCATCGCCTTCCTCTATACACGCTGGTGCCTATACCGCCATGGTTATTTCTAAGTTGCGGAGAGACATCTACGAGTTCTTGATCCGCAGGAAATCCGAATTTAACGAATCCGAAGACGAATACAACGAAGAGTTTGATCTTACAAAGTATCTCAGGATTGTTGACCACGAGAATATAGAAGTCGTTATTTCCGAGCTCGAATCGATCGGTTGGAAAACAGAGCTGGCATACGGGAACACATGCCTCTTTATATATGTTGGCGAACAACCCGCGAAATGCCGCGGACGGGATTGAGAATTTATAATAGTATTATAAATGAGGGGAAAGATCGAAAAAAATATATTCAATGTCTACGGAGATTCCAACCAATTGGTTTACTCTACGCCCATCAAACAAAGCAATAATTATGTGTACTTTGATACCAATATCAACAAGGACTTTATCGGGTTATTGAAACAAACTATTCCCAAAGACTCCGTACTCGTATGCGACTACGACCAGAGTTTTCTAACCCTCGGTTTCAAGAACCCACAAATGTGTAAACCCGGAGGCATATGCCTATATCACGGAGATGGAAATGGTGGGGAGGACGTCGATCATATCACTCGCGAATACGAATTTCTGTCTACACAACTTTATAAAGACCACTGCGAGATTATCCTTAAACTTAAAGAAAGCGCTTTGGAAAAACTCAAGCATATTATATCTGAAAATAAGGACGAGACAAAGGAAATTTTCGGCAGTTTCAAGATTGTAGAAAACAGGAAAGAGGGCGGTCGTATAATCCACACACTTGATATTATCGCCAGCAGTCTCAAATCTGGAAGCACCGACGATGTGAGCGCAAGTCCCACAGTCTACAACTTCCACACACATCCCGTGTCGGCGTATAAGATGTATAAGGTAAAGTATGGTCCTCCATCCGTCCAGGACTATACGAGCATCTACACACTTTGCAAGACCTACCACTGCGTGGTCCATTTCGTCGCGTCCATAGAGGGAATCTATATTGTCTATCTTCTGCCCGGCGTAAAAGGATCAAAGACCAAGATAATAAAGACTATAGAAAAAAACTTCAAATATAACGAGAAGAAGGTTGAATTGCGGGCGTATATAGATAAACTAAACTCCATGGAAATCTTCAGCATCAGTCTTCTTGATTGGCAGGATCCAACCCTTCGGACGGGAATTCCAATCCAGTTTAGAAAAAGTGGAGAATGGGGAAACTGTAAAATCCGCGACGATTAAAAAAAAATAGTAATAAATGGGAAACGTTTCAACATGTCAAAAATTTTGTGTGGCGCTAAACAACAAAAAAGTAAGTTATACGTTTTTAATCACCTCCTTAGTAATTTTTATCTCTCTCGTTACACTAAAACCCGATTTTTGCTACGACAAAGACGACAAGGGTAATAACAGAGACTTTAAAACAATGTCAGTACTAGTAAGTTCTATAGAAATTGGATTTGTCGCCGCTATTATCCTCGCGTGGTATTATGTTTCAACCACAAACTAAATGCTCGCCGTCGCGAACATATTTGGCATACAAAGCGAGTGTGTAGTACACGCATACTTGAATGTTTTTAAGTAACTCAAGATGATCCACCCCATAATCACCACGTTGGCAGACAGGGTGATTAGACATCCAATTGCTCCGTGACTCCCCCACGCCATCATGCTCGTGCCAACAGTCCACAGTGTTCCAATGTAAATATAATCTGTTAGTGCATCGGCAGCGTGTTGAAGCGTAGTTTGATCTTTACTGAAATTCTTAACCGAGTACTTGCTTGACATTTCTACTGACGCTACACTAAACTGTAGACTTGCGAAAAGAATTGCCGTTCCGATTATCGCCACTAGTCCGTTTCTGTTATCTCCAAGAGGATCCATTTAATAATAATAATATAAATATTATTACGGTATCATTTCTCCTGCTATCGCTCGATGAGACCTGTATCCAATGAGTTGAAAGTCCTCAAATTTGATATCTTGAATAGAGTCTCCACAATTAAGTTCAAGCGTGGGAAACGGATATGGGTATCTCATAATCTGTAGTTTGACCTGTTCGTAGTGGTTTTCATAGATGTGACAGTCTCCCAACGAGAGATTAAAAAATCTGGGTTTTGTTTTTGTAAGGTGTGCCACGATTGTCAGTAATAGTGCTGATGACGCAATATTAAATGGCAGTCCGAGAAATAAGTCAGACGACCTGTTTACACATAATAAGTCTAGATACCCATTGCATGATACATAAAACTGTAGTATCATGCTATGACAGGGCCATAGCACCCCATCATCCACTCTCTTGGGATTGAACGATGTCATAACTATACGTCTGGATTTTGGATCCTTTTTAATAGTGTCGACACAATACATAAGTTGGTCAGCTCCCTCATAGTCCCGGAACGCCTTCCCGTACATCCATCCCATGTCCCATTCTTCAAGATGTGGTAGGTTGCGCGTATCTTGGAAAGACTTGTTGGTATTCCCGTCCCAAATATGGATGTTTTTATCTCTTAGTACTTGCGTGTTAGTTTCTCCGCGGAGAAACATCAACAGCTCTTCAACGATACTCTTAAAGGCCACCTTTTTGGTCGTTATTAATGGAAATCCGTCGCGCAGATCAAATTTAAGGTGGCGTGAAAATAAACTCTTAGTGACGGCGTTCCTCCCACGTGACTCTTCTCCCGTCTCAAGAACATCTCTAAGCAGCTCAATGTACTGTGATTCAGTCATTTATAATCCCGACAAGTCTTAAGATTAGTTTTCAAAGTAACTGTTTTTGGATCGTGTGTATGATTTCACTTTGGTCGGCGCCCATAGTCTTTCCAACAACAATTCCGTTTTTTATATAGACTAGTACTGGTACGGCTCCTATCTCAAAAGGTCGCGCGATGGTGTTGTCTGAATTACAGTTTACCTTCAAAAAAGTGATCTGAGAGAAGTCTTTGCTAAGTTGTTCGATAACGGGGGTCAATAGTTTACACGGAGGGCAATCCGGCGTAAAAAAGTCAAGAACTACAAATGTATTGCGCGACACGATGTCATTAAGGTCTTCCATAGCAGATATTTCTAAAACCATTTATTACTATTCTATATATTTAAATAATACTGATTTAATATATTTTTTTTTTGGTTAAGTTAAATGGCTCAGATAACGAATCCTCTTGCGGATTTATATCATACTAACGGCGTTACCTTCGCCCAGGCTACACAAAAAATACAGCAGTACATCACCTGGATTCCGTTAAAACTTTTTGTAGATCCATTCGTGATCTTCGGTAAAGATTCTCTTTATGAGTTGAATATCAACAAGAACCACATTTCTACTCTCGTGGCACGGAAAAATCCAAATGGGAAGGAGATTATCTCGATTTTGAAGCACCTGATGTCTCTTGCTACCGACAAGGCGGTTACGTCAAAAATATACGTTTACATGCCTTCAACAGACATTATTGAACTTTTTCAACCCACTCGGGGGACTACAACTGGTATTTACGGGGAACTATTAACACAAGTATATTATGAGTACGAATTCACATTCAAATGCGACGAGAATTTTAAATTTTCTATGTGTGGCATTCAATCTGTTAAAATGGATGCTATTGAATCTTTTTCGACCCAAAAACCGCAACCTTTATTATGCGGTCAACCAGTTCCATCTATGTTTATACCACAACCCCCGCCTTCTGGAACTCAACCAGCGCCTACAGAATCAGTTAAACCACCCTCGGAAACATTTGGACCGCCATCAACGTTTGGTGTAAATCAACCAACTGGACCCCACCCGCCGGCAACATTTGGACCGCCATCAACATTTGGTGTAAATCAACCAACTGGACCCCACCCGCCATCAACATTTGGACCTCCCACGCATTCAATTTTTGGTTCTAAACCATCAATATTTACAACACCAACAGGAATATTTGGGTCTCAACTTAAGGACCAGCAAACATATTCAATGTTCGGATCTCAAAATAAAGACCAACCAAAGTCACTATTTGGATCCAAGTAAACTCTTGTAATTAATTACAAGAAAAAGTTAAATAATAAATGCGCATAATAAAAATAAGAGATGATGAAATTAATGAGTGGGTAAAGAATCCCGGTAATATATATGTTGGAAACACACCTACCTATTCAAACGTGTTTTCACTCTTTGAGTCTAATCCTATAAATATTGTTACGTCGTCCGCTATAAATAACTTCTCAAGTCTCTCTGGAAAAACACTTGGGTATACAACTGAACGTCAGAGGCACTTTGCGGAAGTGTTAGCTAAGATGGGGTCTGAGAAATGTTCAGAAATAATCTACAATCATCTTCAGTCTATTAAACCTAATACAACTTTTGAAAGCACAAGTAATAGGATCTGGTTAGCAACTCTTATAAGACACCAACTCGAAGACATGAGTCACCTTCCTGTAGGCGAACAATGCCTCAACGCGCCAAGAGTTCTAAATAAAATAGATCTTGGGAAAAAGATTGGCGCTGGTTCTTTCGGGAATATATACGTGGCGCATGTCGATAAAAGATACATAATTGCCCTAAAGATGGCAATCGAGGGCGTCACGGAAACGGCACTCAAGAATCCATATGACCCTAAGTTCGACGCATGGAAAGAGATCAATATTCTTAAACCGTACATCAATAGTTTTATAGAAAAAGGCATCTGCCAAAATTTTCCGTACGTCTACAACTCATTCATCTGTAGACACTGCGACTTCGAGCGCGAAGTAAAAGGTAAAATAATTATTAAGCGCAAACCGTGCTATATTGTAGTCGAAGAAATCGCGTCGGGAGACCTAAAGCGGTGGACTACTATAGGTCGGCGAAGCGAAGAGGAAAAATACAATGCTCTATTCCAGTGTATGGCAGGATTACACGCCCTTCAAAAGTACTTCCAGATATGCAACAACGACATAAAGTCCGAGAACATTCTATTCAAGGAAATTCCGATTATTGAGCATAGTTACTGGGAGTATGTCATTATGGGAACAAGTTATTATATTCCAAATATGGGAAGTCTCTTTTTTGTTAACGACTTTGGCGTATCGTACTCTTCCGATCCGACACTTCCAATATGTAGAAGGTTGTCAAAAAATGATAGACCTGTCCAAAAGGTTAAGCACGCCGGACACCGCCCCTTTATTGTTGTCGACGGAAAACTAACCCCTGTACGATATAACTATTCTGTACAGGGCGGGCAGGCGCCGCTTAAAATCATATACAAAAAGGTCGCAGAATACACGTGTCCACCCCTATACTTACCGTTTGGGAACATAGAAGTAGATCTTACAGACGAACAGAAATCCGTGATGGAAGATCACGACCCCAATTCTTACGGATTTTATGCCGACAGTAACACCATCCCTTTTTTTGAAAGTTATATAGACACACAGGATATGATAAGGACGTTTATCGGCGGAGAGCGGGTCTCCCAAGACGGTACACACTCCGGTATCGCCCCCGAATTAGAGAGATCAATGCTTAAGTACAAACTAAAAGATAAAAAATTAAGAAATTGGATTAATATGGACGAGATTAAACTCACACCGAGCATGTTGCTTGCCGGATACTTCATCGATACCTATTTTAAGACCGATATGAAAAAATTTCTTATGAAACCGGCAGGGGGTGTCTTACTCCAAAAATTCTTATTATGAGTCAATATGGTTTGTACTAGTACTAATTAATTAGTACTACGAGAAGATAATACTCTAATAAGTTTAGAAATATCATACTTGATGTTCTTCTTAAAAAGAAAAATGGTTAATGGCTCAAAGTCATCAACTAGTCCCGAATACGGGACGTCGTATGTTGTTTTCGCGTACTCCGTAAACAACTCTCGCACGCGCACATGCTTGAGAACAGAGTGATCCTTCTTGCACACCCCCGATGAAATGAAGGAATCTATGTCTTTGTGTTCTTTCATAAAAGAAAACGCCTTCTTACACCCGATAAGAGGTATGTTGCTGTTATAGTCGCAGCCGCACATGATACAGAAATCCAAAAAAGTTTTTTCCGACATCTCCAGTCCCGAGAGGATGTCATCGTAGACAATCGCGACACACTTTCCGTCGTTCGTGTTGATATCTTTTACCGTGAGAGGACACCCGTACGCGAAGACATCAGAATCTTCGCTGATGACGAAATCTACTTTTCCACTCTTACAGAGATCGACGCATGTCGTCTCTGCTTCGAGTTCGGCGTCAAAGTACGGAATCTTGACAAGGTTTAAAAACTCCTTGATCTTTAGTATGTCGTCCTCGGTGACGGTGATTGACTGCTTGCGCAACCGCTCCAACTCCTCCTCGAGTTTCTTGATCTTATCATCGTTGGGAACTTTTCGGGTGCTCAATAGTCGTTTCGGATTCTCATCTTTTTCCAAACATTTTTGGGTGTACAAAATCTCTAGAAAAGGAGAGAATGTTCCTGTTGAATAATAGTCAAGGATCTCGGTCTCGAGTTTTGCGACCTTGTCGTCGATTTTTCCGCGCCCTTCTTTCCTGCGCGCACGCTCAACTAGTTTTTCTTGTGGACATCCGTTGTCGAAAATAAAGCACGGATGTATACGATTCTCTTTAAGACAGACGACGAGACTGATAAACGCCGACATCCACTCTTCTGGACCAAATATTGCCATGTACTTGTATATGTACATTGACGTATCGATGGCGCACTTCTTGAACGCAAAATCTTTCAACTCTACTGCTTGATAGACATGCGGACACATTTCCCGGAGGAACTTGTTAAGACTTCCAATTCCCATTTGTGTAAAAAAATAATTAATAAGATCACTATTAATTACTAGGACATCCCACCGCCAACTGGACACTGTCATATGTAATTCTATACACGAGTCCGGTGATTAAAACAATGTACATAGTTCCCCACGCGAGTTCATTAACTATAATACCGACCTCGGGTGTAAACTTGAGTATGCTGCACACTATGAGCACGATGATGTGGACGAAAATAAAGACCACGGCGAAGAGAGACGATTTTGCGAGTTTCATGAAACTCATCTTTTCGAGTTCCGTGCCAGCCATGTAGCAGTCATAGATCATGTTCAAGATCGACACTATATACAGCACTATGGACCCGCCGACAAGGTACTTGACATAGTTTATAATGCTGTGGTCGTCGGTAAGTTGGGTCTTCTTCATCGTGTAATAAATGATATACCCGAAAATACATATCTTTAATAAAAATATAAGCATGTCAAGGATAATGTCCTCGAAGAACTTTTTCGGGTCGGTCAACATCTCAAAACTGAAGTTTTCTCTCATTTCTTAATACGATTTTTATTTTCAAGATCTGGTTTATAGATATTTTATAATAATAAATGAAAACTAGGATAACGTACCCGTATTTATTAGAATGCTGTAACTACACCAACGATGCGTACTGGAAATCGATATTCACCAATCTCTCGTGCGGCATCCCGCCGCACGGCGTGTACATACACAAGGATTTCCTCGTGTGTAACTACAAAGACAAGGCGTTCTCGTATAAACTTCTACAAAAAAATCCGGAAGAAATATTTTCCGACGTATACAAGTTGTTCAAAAACAAACTTCAAATGTTTTCGCGAGACGACATTTTACAGAAACAGGACGAGATTGACGGACTAACCAAGAAGATTGTGTATAGTGGATGGGGCGATATAAAGCGGAAAAACATCAAGGACACGCTGATCGAGAACTTTGTTCTCGATCAGAAAAATAAATATGCTCTCACGTACAACCAGACCAGAGATCTGCTAAACATAATAAATATCGGACTCATTTTCAAGTACATCACCTATAAAGACATTATAATTGTTGACGGAAAAATAACCGAAATTTCTTGTATCGTGTTCGGCGGCGACTGTATATTCAAGTACACGCGAGACATATTTACACACACAGATGGCAGGACCCCGCCACCCATCGTGTTTAAGTCCGACACAAGTATTTCCAAAGAGTGGGACCGGTATGTCTCGTTTTACAAAAAACTATATACAAGGTGAATAAATAAATAAATTAACGTATCCCATATTCTTATAACTATTGTTGAACTGTGAAGTCATTTATTATTAAATTTAATTTAATAATAAAAAAAATATATAAATGGAGATACAAGTTAAACTGTCTGGCGGAGCAGTCATGCCTTCAAAGGCACACCCAGAAGATACTGGGTACGACCTTACTCTTATTAGCGTTGTAAAGGACATGTCGATAGAGAATTCGCCGGAGTACATTATTATGTTTGATACTGGAGTTGCTGTCAAACCGCCTATCGGATACTGTGTTGATGTTGTTCCGCGAAGCAGTTTTTCGAAGACGGGGTATTCTTTTGCCAATTGTGTTGGAGTAATCGATTCGACATACAGAGGAACGATCCGCATAGTGATTAGAGGCGACAAGTCTCTTAGAGACTTGGAACTCCCATACAAGGGTTTTCAGATGATCCTCAGGAAACTCGAATATTCTTTTATCCGCCAGGTAGAGTCGCTCGACAGTACCGATATGGGGGATGGCGGGTTCGGATCTACTGATTCTGGCACCCTTCCGCAGGGTTGTTAATTCTATATGAATTCTATATGTTAATTCTATATACTTCCCTCGACGAACCGCAGGAACTTAAAACTCTGGAGTTGAAGGAATGTGTCGGCAAGATCATCCTTCTTTTTTATTCCCTCAAAATAATCCTCACATCCACGGACTTTGAATATGTCGCGCGTTTTTTCCACTGCCCACTTCTTGCGCTCGGGTTTGGACAGGCCTTTTGGCGCGCCGATAATCTGTGTTTTATAGTATGCTGGAAACTCAATAATCTCCTTCCTTGAATCGAACACGATGTTCCCAAATCTACTTAGCGGATAGCGCATCGTAAAGTAACTGAAGCAGTGCTGACCGAGTTTTATAGCCATCGTATTCTGCGCCTTCTTGAAACTCATCTGCTGTTCGATGACGATAGTATCACATCTGTCAAAGAGGTCTTTATACTCGTCGAGTTCCATAATCATATTGTAAAAAACCTGTGTATCGAGATACTTACCTTTGGTTGTGTTGGTTGTTAGATCGAGATTTTTGTGGAGAAGGATCTGTCCGGTTAGAACGATCGAGTCTAGAAGAGACGAGAATTTAGGAGTGATTGCGCCGTCTTTATCGAACCGTTCGGTTTTCCGAACATTGACAAGTGAGCGCAGTTTTTCGCTGTCAAACTCCTCGACACAGAACGCAAAGTTTTTCTTCCCGATGTCAAAACTTGCGATGATAGTCATATAATTTATTATATGATGGACCTGTTAAATGCTAAATCATCTCTTTCTGCCATGAACATCTCGATGCGATTTTTCATTATGGTGTTGTATAGTTCGAGATCTGTCAACTCTGCGGATACGTCGAAACTCCGGTATCTCTTTAACCATTTAGTGCCGTGGATGTCAATACTCTGCTCTATTTTTTGTATTATAGCGCAACACTTATCTACGATCTTATCCATGTCCTCGCATATATCCGGAAAAACCTCGTCTCCCGTCGTCGGAAACTCTCCATTCGTCTGGAGAGTGTCCAAAGGAAGAGTTTCCGACGACGGGAGAGTTTCTGATGAATGATAGAGTTTGTTCGACATTTTTCCCGGATTATATTTATTTAAAAACTTTTGTAAAACTTTTATTTTTATTTTAATATCCAACTCTTCGATTTTTCGCAGCGCCGCAGAAATATTTTCGGCGGACGAAGATCCGGAACGGAAAAACGACAGTGTATCCACTCCCTTTTGAACAATGAGGTTGGTGCTTCTCGATACAAGATTGGTACCAACAAGTCCTGCGACAGACATACCAACAAAGACATTCATTTATTCGCGGAATAAATGTTTAAACTATAAAAATGTGATCCTTGGTTTTGAGAGATCGATTATTTCCTTGACAACCTTCTTTTTCAACAGTACTGTTTTATAGTGGTTCGTCATAAACTTGTCCGTCTTGAACACCGCCGACAAGAGTTGGTCGATTGGTTTCGCCAGAGCCTTCAAATAGTAATTGAAGTCAATCGCAATGCTCCCCGCGTGGTCTTTGTAATAGTCATATGATTCAATCTGCTCGTATTGTTTCGCCTTTTCGCCGAGGGGATGTGTCACAATGACATACTCTAACCGCGTTCCCACATCCACTCGTCCTCCTCGATCGCGGATTTTCTGGGACAGTTGAACTTGCGCGGGAAGACACCGCATATAAAACTCTTTTTCATCCACCGCGTTTTTAAGCCGCAATTTGTTTTCGCGATCGGGACCGCTCTTCGGCAGGAAATCAACAGTGTAGTCCCCCATCTTAACCTTCTTTTTGTTTCCGAGGATAAGAGATACGCTCATGTCCCCAATGTTCCCTACCGATTTTGTGATAATAAAATCCTTGGAGGGATAGGTATACGAAAGCAGATTGGTTGCGTAGTCTATACACGCATATTCAATAACTTCGCGAGATTCGTTCTTGAATATGCGCATGACGATGTTCTCGTAGACCATCTTGACAAAATTGCTCTTGTCGCGGCGCGATAACAACACGCCCTTCTTCTCGATCTTGTCGACGAGTCCTTCTCCTTCGTAGTATTTCAGACTCATGTAGCATTTAGCAGTGAGGATGAGAAAGCGCCAGTAAATAAATTTCTCAAACTCAAGTTTCATCGGTTTCGGAAATAACGCACTCACTTCACTCGACACCTTCTTGCCGTACGCCCATAGTTCTTCGGGCGTTTCAAGGTGCGGAAAGCGCACATAATTGGAATCCGTGTCGCCATACACGATTTCGCCCCGATATTGCTCGGTGATGATCTGCATCACCCGCTCGATACTTTCGCGTCCTTTGGCAGTGACACACATCGCGCCGGGCATCAATGGCAAGTACCCCCGGCGAACCCCCATCGCACCATACGCCGAATTCGACGACACTTTATATGATAACTGGCGACACTCAAGCACTCCGATCATCTGCTCCAACTCGTCCTTGTTGTCGCTGGCGGGAAGTAGTTTCTCGAGTTCTTCCTTTTTTAGCCTAGTAGTTTTTCGTGCGGAGATGAGGTCTTCCAGCAAACTCGGCATAATGCCTTTGGGTTCCTTGAGAAAGCGGAAATGACGGTGTCCACACAATACATTGAGCACCTTGCCCTTGCGCTTTTTTGTATCGTGTGCACAACCCTTGTGCTCCTCCCAGTCAAAGATGTGGCACTTACTATCGGGGATATCGACTCCGTCCGGGACAAATGTCGAGTAGCACACATTGTGCGAAATCATAATGCTCGGGTACAGAGACGCAAAATCAAACGGCACAACCTTGTCATATATTCCGGGCACCGGGTCAATTACAAACGCACCCTGGTAGTGCTCGTCATCGCCCGCATTGTACACATCCTTCTCGACAACAACCCCCTCCTTCATACACTTTTTATATACTTGCGAGAAGACCTTGAGTTGCTGACCCTGGGTGTACAATTTGAAGATGGGAACATTGGTAACCATCGACATCTCGGTCAGACTGAACCAGTGCTGGAGTTTGTCGAATAGACGGTATACGAGCATCGAGTCCTGGACGCAATACTTGCCGATCAACCCGAGTTTCTCTGGGGCGTCTGGCGCGCCATTCTTTGCCTTCATGTAATACGCAAAGATCTGTTTGTGATTGATTGGGTCCTTTGTATCGCCGAGAAAATAGTCAGAAACAAACTTGAGAGTATATGTATTAAATTTGTAGTCGCGCTTGATAAGCGGAAGGAGATCGACGAACAGTCGCCCCTCGGCGTCGAGATACTGGAAGTGCTGATTCTTGAACGCCGATGACGACCAGTCGATTGTTTTTTCCTCGGCGTGCCCGTACATGTCGAACCCCTGCTTGTCAAACTCGTTGATTACCATATGTAGTTTCGCGCGGTCGATCATGTAGGGAATGTCGAATGTGAAGATATTATACCCGATGATAATATTCGGTTGCTTTTCTATCATCAGGTCGACAAACGCCTGGAGGAGATCTGCTTCGTTCTCGCAAAGAATGAGTTCAACATCGTCGCCTATAGTTGCGTGGTCTGGTTGAAAGAGACTAATGAGGATTTTCTCTGTCGTCTCGTCTCGTCCGAAGATACACGAGATCTGGAAGATTGCGTCGCCGAATTTCTCGGCATTGGGCATCTTGTTGGGATCGGTGGAGTTGACTTCGATGTCGTACGACATTCTGAGCGGTTTGACAATCTTGTCCGACGCGTACGGTCTAATGTTTTTCCAACTAACGGTATACTCATCGGCATAAGTAAGTTTGTCTTCGGGGTGGACGGGTGTTCCTGTAAATTGGATCCACCCCGTCACGGGAATATCAAGAAAACAGGTGATCTGGAGTTCATTTGGCGCATTGTCCTCGTGCATCTTCAACTGTATGAAACCCAGACCGAGAATATTGAGGGGTTTCTTAAGTTTGAAAAAAAGAGTTTTTATATCTATCCGGGACGAAAATGTACAGAAAAGATAGGGGTATGTGGCGTCGGGGTTCTTGCTGGCGTAGTAGAGGGGTTTTTTGTAGACGAGGGTTTTTTTGAGTGGTTTCTTGTCCTTGAGCAACTCGTCGAGTTTGTTGCCGAGGAGCTGTATTTTTGACGACGACCATTCCATATGGCGCGGCAGTTCGAGATAGACATATGGGGCGAAGTCGTCGACGCGCAGACAGATCGTCTCGTTATTTTCTCCGATTCCGTAGATGCGGATACTCGTGATCTCAGACTGCATTTTGTCGTCCTTCCAGGAGTAGATGTACATGGTTGGCATTTAAACTATTATTATATGCTAATAATCAGAATTATGAATAATTTTAGATTCCTTATGGAAGTTAGAAAAAAATTTTCTTATGTAGATCTACATTATTGAAGATTAAAGAATTGAATATAATTAAAATGCCAAAATATTGTATAACCAATATAAAAACAGTTGTAATATGCCCTGACCATAACAAAAAGTATGCCGAGAGGAAAACACACATGGCATCTTTACTTAAAAAAATTGGAGTTGAGAACGTCGTCCATCATAAATCGGGAACTGATGCGTACCCGAAATGCCTTAGCGAAGCAATTATTAGCATACTTGAAGAAAATATGACCGATGACCCTATTATTATTCTTGAAGACGATGTTGAATGGACTGGTTTATATACCCTTGAAATTCCAGTTAATACTGATGCTATTTATTTGGGGTTATCTCTGTGCGGAGGAAGTAAAACAGAAAATAAAGACGATGGTCCGTCCACTATTAGCCTGTATTCACAGACTCAAGTTAAAGTTGTAAATATGCTGGCGGCACACGCAATCTTGTATTTTTCTAAAAGGTATAAACAAGCGGTGGTAAATGAGTTAAAAAACCATGTGGACTGGCACGCAGATGTTGTCATGTCCAAAATACAGAATGACTTTAACGTACTTGCTCAAAAAATTCCATTTTTTTACCAAAGTTCCGGTTTTGGAAACGTACAACACGTAGAGAATATGACCAAAGTCTGTGTACGAGAACAACACGACCCTACTTTTTCGTTTAATACCGACCCATGTACACTGGTCACATGTTATTATCCAGTGAAAACGGGAAAACACAGCGAGGATGCTTATATGTCTTGGATAAAAAATTTTATGAAACTTAATTCCCCAGTTGTTGTTTTTACAACGCAAGATTATGAAAAAAAAATTAAAACTCTACGTGAAGACAGACCCATACATATAGAAATCATCGATTTTGAAGAGCTGTATATGTGGAAAAAATACAGCACACAGTGGATTAAGAATTATGACATCGACCCAGAAAAACACATCCACTCACCTGCTCTATATGCTGTGTGGGCACAAAAAGCGGTATTTATTAAAGATGCTATAACCCTTAATCCATTTAAATCAACTCATTTTTTTTGGTGTGACATTGGAGCGTTCAGGATAGAGGCAGATATGCCTCTATATAAAACATTTCCAATGACTAGCTATTTCCAACAAGAAAAAATCTTATTTGGAAGTGTATTTCCATTAACACAAGATGATAAAACAATGCGATCTGATGGAATAATAGGAGATTTTTTAGATCCGACGAAATGTCGTATAATAGGCGGTTTGTGGGGTGGTGATATAAAGGGGTGTTTTAGCTGGGTCACAGCATATGAAAAGATGCTTAATAAATATTTCGATGTGGGAAGATTTGCGGGAAAAGACCAGAGTGTCATGATGTCAACTTGGTTAGAAAACCCAGGACTTGGGTTTTTTATAAAACCGAGAGATGATGCGCGTTGTAATGATGACCTATGGTTTTATTTAGAAAAGGTATTGTCTGGAAGAGAACCCTGTCTTTATGCTTAAATACTTAACTGGAACAACAATGAGAAACCAAGCGAGGCATGCCTACATTTTATACCTTGATCGAATTACCCTTTAATTAAAAATTAATAAATAGTTTTTAATTAATTAAAAACATTGACGTTAATTTGAAGCGGGAACCATTTACTAGGACCGTCCGTCTCAGGCAAACGTGGAGGTTGAAATTATCATCTATTTACACCATATCATGCCCCAATCTACTTTTGGGATAGTTAATCGAATTTTTTCTTTTACGGTATCAATTGTATCAGTATATTCACTTGGTCTATATGTATACAGGTCTTCAAATTGAATATGGAATTGAATAAAGCCAGGTGGTCCATGCTACCAGGACATGCTGTCAGGCAGTTATGTTCTCTATGTTTTGATAGATAATGCTGCTAGAAATCTATCAAAACATATTTTATCTGTTAGATTTTTATTAATAAAATCGCTTGGATTGTACATTTTTAAGTTATTTATAAACTCTGGAAGCTTGTCTATAAACTCTTGATCTGTATACACTTTCATTCCACAATCTGTATTCCAGTATGGAACAGTAGTTGCTAACAATTTTTCCTTATAGTTAATATAATTATAATGATCGGTATATTCATCTTTCAGTGACACAACATCGTATACAAATATAGGTGTACCAGTTGCTAAGCATTCCTGAAGTGCAAATCCCTGTGATTCATGGCTACCAATCCAAACTGCAAATTTTGTTTTTTTCAACGTAGTTATGTAATCGTTTAAATTATAATTACCATATATAAATACTTTATATTTTAGCATTAGCGTGTCCAATACAGACTTTGAAAATTCTAATAACGAAGGATGCCTGTGCTTAAAATATATTATACAGTCATATTCGTATACATCTTTGATATGTTTTTCAACATTTAATCCAAAAGGTAATGGAATGAACGGTATTGGTGATACAGAGATGTCGTGAAATTCATTATGACAAACCACATTCCAATCACTCAAACATGTATATATACATCTATTTTTATGTTCGGGTTTTGCGAGCGTAAAAATTGGGTCATTTGCATTTGGAAAAACCCAAAATTGGGGACCAAATATAAACTTACATAACGGAAATAATTCCGGATCAATCCAATGAGTGGGGCACCATATTATGTCATAATCGCTGTTAATATTATCAGGTGTAGCATTATAATAATATTCAATGCTGAATAGTTTACAGGCCCGTACCATAAACTCCGAATTTCTTGGGTGTGAATACCCAACTTGTAAAAGTTTCATTTATAAATAAAACTTATATTTAAATTAAAAGTACACAACCAAGTATAGATGGAAAGTTTATAAGAAGTTCTTCCTTGAGGTCATCGGTGTCTTGAGAACAGAGTGATCCTTCTGGAACAACAATGGGAAACCAAGTCATTGAAATTAATACAACAGGGATTTAATAATCAATGCAGCTTTTCCGATTCCATATACAGTACATGGTTCTACAGAAGGATTTTTATAGACCTCTTTGAACCCATCTTCCAAACAATTATTCCACAGAACAACATGCTTTTCTAACAGTTCTGTTCGTTCAGTGGCTTCCCGTAAGACTAAGATACGCTTTCCCAGAGCGGCTGCCTCTTCTTGTACACCTCCGCTATCCGTAATAATACAACGACTTGATGCGATTAGTCTAACAAACTCTATATAGGGTTGTGGGTTAAGTATATTAACAGTAGACATTGTCTTTTTTATAAGTTGATGAAGATCGGGATTGGGGTGCTTTATGAAGAAGAATTGTGACTCTTTGTACTTCTGAGCCAAGCATTCTATCTCTTGGAAGAGACTTATAAATGAACTCCAGTTTTCTCTCCGATGTAAGGTTACAAGAATCATATTGGATTCGCTTGACGGTATAACTGTGATTTTTTTTTCATCTATTATTTGGAAGAGACTATCAATAACGGTATTACCAACATTATAAATTTTGCCTTCCACATGCTCTTCTTCAAGATGCCTTACAGAATGAGGACTGGGGCATAAATGGATGTCTGCAAGTCTACTAATCATTGATCGATAAGACTCCTCGGGCCATGGGTGTTGTTTTTGATATGTCCTAAGTCCTGCCTCTAAATGAATTACCGTGCACTTATTATTAAAAGCACATAAAGCTGCTCCGAATGCGGATGCTGTATCACCCTGAACAAGCACGTGACTATATGCTTCGAATAGATTTTTATTCAAAATAGAACACACGATTGTATTTAAACGGTTTGACCCGTTCTCAATACAAATTCGAAAACGAATAACTTCCTCAATAACAAGATCCTTGTGCTGTTCTATAAAGCAAATATCATATAATTTTTTTTCTATGACGTTAAAGACTGGTTTTAGTTTTATATATTCAGGCCTTGTACCAAAACAAATAAGCAGCTTCATTATGTTTTAAAAAAAAATTACTCCTTTAGATAGCTTTATGCTATCTAAAGATACCTATATTAATATAATATGGAAGATATAACTGCTATTGTAAATGTATTTAAGCGACCGCATACGTTGGCGCAACAAATTGATGCAATTCTTAAGCAGACTATCCCTCCCAAGTGTATTTTTATTTGGAACAATGGAAACACATCGGTAGACTTGAATCAATTTAAATCGATCCCCAGTATTGTGATCTTTGATTCGACCCATAATTTTGGCGTTTGGAGTAGATTTTTGATTGGGTTCCTTGCCCCATCAAAGTATATATGCGTCTTTGACGATGATACCATTCCTGGTAACCGTTGGTTTGAGAATTGTATAAATACAATGACTCAAAAAGAGGCACTACTAGGAACAATTGGTGTTATCTTTGAAAATGACATTAGATACACGCATCTCAAGCGATATGGTTGGGACGGCAATAAAGAGACAAGTATGCCTGTCGATATTGTCGGTCATTCGTGGTTCTTTAAGAAAGAGTGGCTAAATTACTTTGTGCGGGAGCCTCCTCAAGTCCATGAAAGGCGCACAACGGGTGAAGATATACACTTTTCCTATATGCTTCAAAAATATGCAAATATTCCTGTATATGTCCCACCCCACCCAGCAGGAGATCGTTCCTTGTGGGGCTCTCTTCCCGAAACGGCATGGAGCTATGGTTGTGACGGAAATTCAGAAACAGGACAATGTGTTCCCCTAACTGTTACATATCGTGAATATATTGAACGAGGATTCCGCGTGTTTTCTCAGAGGCATAACAAGACAATGAAGGATGATTTTGACTTTTTCTGCCAGCAGATTCGGACTAAGACACCGTTTGCATTAATACGTCCATCCGATGGCGAATATGGAATTATTCAAAACGAGACCCTCACTAATTGTGACAACTGGACTTTTACATCAGGAGGTCGTCTTCGAAGAGATCTTATAGATGCCATTCAACTATCACAAAAGAACAATGTTCATATTGGTATTCCATGTGACTGCTGTAACATACATATGTGCCGTTGGTATATTGAGCAGTTTAAACTTCATCCTAATTATACTACATTTGCAAATCTATTAGTAAATAGAAACTGGAGTACCTGGGTCAAATTCTTAGAAGAAGAACGCGTAATATTCACTTATATTGGGTCTGGCACAAATCCAACCAAGTTTTCGGTTAAAAAATCAATTATTGTAGACTCTCTTCTTGTAAACGATTGGGATGCAAAGGGAGAGGAAGTAATTTCAAAAATTATAGACGCTGTCGTAACTACACGAGGAGAGCTCTTTCTTTTATGCGCGGGGCCCATATCAAAGATCTTGATTTCAAAATTATGGTCGATGAACCCCCATAATATATATATAGACGCAGGATCCTCTTTAGATCTTTTTTTTAAGGGATCCACAACTCGCTTATATGGAAATCCGGGTCATATATTGTCTGAAAAACAATGCCAGTTCACGAAAGACAGTATTACCCTTTAAGTAAAAATTAATAAATAGTTTTTACTTAATTAATTAAAAACATTGACGTCCATTTGAACCAGGAAACATTTACTAGACCGTCCGTCTGAGGCAAATGTAGAGGATGGCATTTGTTTGAACTTAATTTAAACCCGGTTTAAATTAAAAGTACACAACCAACTATATGGTATCTAGAATGATGGAAAGTATATAGAGTTTACAAGAATTTCTTTCTTTTCTTCTTCGCCGTCGTTTTTCGGTGTAGTGCTCTTAAACAGTTCGGTGTAGCGGGTCGACTTTATACACACCTTATCCCGAATATATACACTTAGCAGAATATCCATGGATTTAAACCGATCTTCGTCAAGAATATTTGAGGAGAAGAATTTGGGTTTTACGAGTGCGCCGTAGTCGGTGTCGATGATGTCGTTAACGGTCTCGTTGTCCATGCGCACATTATTAGTTACAAACTGTTTTGCGTTGAATCCGCGATTGTAGATGACACAGTCGGGATTCTTGACACTCGCATCAACCATCTTCTCAATGAACTCGACGCCGTAGATTGTGCGCTCGCTCGCGAGTATGATCATCACGCCGGCGTCTTTCTCTAGCAGAAGCGGTGATATGAGACTGCCGATCTCGCCGTAGTCTTTCGCCATCTTATATATAGTAATTATATTTTTGGAAGTGAGGAAGTCGTCGAGTTCAAGAGTCGAGTCTGGAGGAGTATTTATAATAATCTGGTCGGGTTTAACTGTCTGATCGAGCAGACTATTTATTGAACTGAGCATCGTTCCCGTGGAACTGCTGTTTGATGCGTACATACTAACAACTATCTTTTTCTTTGTATTTGCGCGCTCTAGTTTAAGATAATCTTTTGCGTAGTCGATGGTGCTATTATCGAACCGCAACTTGAGGTACCGCGTGTACCCGTAATACGACGCCAGAATTACCACAAGACTAATAAGTGATGTGATGATCATAAAAAGTACGCTTTTACCGTTCATTTATATATAATTAACTTTTCGCTGTTTTTTAAAATAATTGGTAATAATAAATGACGGCAATGCTTCCTAATTCCCAACTGTACACCCAGAATTATAGATACATGCCCAATGTCTGCCAACTACAGACTGTCGCAGACCGGTGCTATGGGTATGCCATTTCCCAAGATAATGTTGACAGAAACACCATCTACGACAACCTCAAGAAAGACAAGCAACTCCAGAAAACGGTGCAGATCATGGATCGCGCAGGACTCCGGCAATTCTTCCGCCAGATTGGCGAATTTCCAGGAACAGACATAAACGGACTCACCCTATTCGCATGTGTCGACGAGAAGATCCCTCAGTCGTTCATTGACAACATATCCCTCTTCCGCGCAAAGACATTCTTAAACGCATACACTCTCAAAGGGTCTGTGAATATCGACTACCTCGTCCAGAACGGGACAAGTGTCTACAGAACGCGCAGCGGCGACAATCCAATCTTATGCGTTGTCAACCAAAGTAACTATACGGTCGGGGGCGACAGTCGCCGCGACACAGAGATTATTATCAACGGCGTTGGACGTGTAGTAAAAGAAATCAAGTGCAGCAACGGCACAATAGTCGTCATGGATAATATTGCCGCATCAGCGTACGTGAACGGAACATATTAATAAATTATTAATTTATTATTAATTTATTATTAATAAATGGACGATATAATATATGTGGACATGGTGGGGGATCTATTCCACTGCGGCCATGTTGCATACTTGAAGGAGTGTAAGAGACTGGGAAAAATGCTAAAGGTTGGGATCCACGGAGACGACGATGTTAGGTCCTATAAGCGACAGCCCATTTTGACAATGGAAGAGCGCATCAAGGTTGTTGAGGCGTGTAAGTACGTTGACGAGGTTATCCCAAACGCGCCTCTGAAACTGACAAAGGATTTTTTGAAACTCCACAATATAAACCGCGTATGCCACGCAGACGACATTTCCGATAAAGGCATTAATGATATGTATTCAGACGTTATCGACGTACTGTTTTTTATTCCATATACCAAGGGCATATCAACAACGCTGATCATCGAGCGCATCAAGAACCGAATTTAAAAATATAGAAGATACCACTTATAGTAGGGTGTTCTCCAGTCCTTGCCATAGCGTTTTTTCAACACCTCGATGGGTTCGTTCGGCAGGGAGGCAACTAATGAGCATCCTCCCAACTTTATTGTTTTCTTTTGTATTGGGTGGACATATTGTTTAATGGATTTATATTCGTTGTTATTGTCTTTGACCAAAAATATGTCTATGAATATAATACCGGTGTAGACGCGGAACGCACCCCAGTCAAAATACCGCCCTCCCATCCTTTTGACAATGTGCTCAACTTTTTTTGTATTCTCGGTGTTGGATTGTAAGATACATACATCGCCATCGTTGTCTCCTAGTATAACGTCTTTTTCGCGCATAATACCAAGAAGACTCCCGAAATCAACCCAGTACTCAACGCCCTCGCTTTCAAATTCATTTATAAGGTCGACGAGTAAATACCTTATTGTTCTCCTAACATAGAATACCTGCACGAGTCGAACAACTATAATTATAATAATAATAAGAATAAGAATAAGATGCCGGCGCATTTATTAATAAAATATTAATAATGATTAATATTTGCTTTTTGCGTGTAATAAAGAATGAATACCGACTTGAGCGAACTCAAAAGCATCATCTTTGGAGTCCTGTCTGCCGAAGATGTGCGCAAGCATTCCGTTGTCGAAATCACATCGGTTAAGATCAACGGCAGTTGTAGCGTCGGCGACGAGCGGATGGGTATCGAACTGAACAACGACGGAAAGTGTATCACATGCAACAGCAAGGCGAAGGATTGCCCCGGTCATTTTGGACACATTGAACTCAACGAACCCGTGCTCCACTGCAAACTGATCAAACACGCCGTCTCGTTTCTCAAGTGCCAGTGCATGAAATGCTATCAACCGCTGATTACTCCAGAAAAGGTAGAACTTCTCAATTTCTCGAAGTTCAAGCGCAACATCCGCTTCGACAAGATCATCGACCACATCACCAAGAAGACGAAAATATGCCCAAACTGTAACACCACCCAACCCACTTTCTCGGTGAATGTTGACAAAAATATCGTCACGACGTACGGCAAGGACCGGCACAACATTATCTCGATTCCGCTAAAAACAGGAGACATACTCTCAATCTTCTCCGAATTGTCAAACGACAGTGTCAGAATGCTGGGATTCGATCCGGCGCTTGTCCACCCCAAGAACTTTATTTTACAGAACATTCTTGTTATTCCTCCGTGTGCGCGCCCGTCTGTGATGGGCGACAAACCGGCCGACGACGATCTCACGATCCAGTACATTGAGATCATCAAGGCGAATGACAAACTCATAAAACCAGATGAGAACAAGGATGAGAACAAGCACCAGTCGAATATCCAGAACCTTATTTTCCGCATCCGCACAATGATGGACAACAGAAAGGGCGACGCCAAATCCAGCAATGGATCTGGCAAACCCTTCAAGGGCATCTCCGACAGATTGTGTGGAAAAACGGGTCAGTTCCGCTTCAATCTCATGGGAAAGCGCGTCGAGCAATCTGCGCGCAGCGTCATCGACCCCGACCCAACACTCCGTCTCGGCGAGATTGGCGTGCCGATTGAGGTCTCTAAAATCCTCACCTTTCCCGAGGTTGTTAACTCGCTCAATATCGAGAGATTGACCCGCATGATCTGGGACGACAAGGCAAACGGCATTATCCGCAACGAGATGCGCATAAAACTAAAGTATGCGCTCTACGACCAGTCAAAAACAACACGGGTCATGTATGGCGACGAGATTGTGCGCATGACTTATCCATCGGGACAACCCGTCGAGCGGCGCATTAAATATTTCGGGGACCCAAAGTTTACTCTTAAAGTCGGCGACAAGATTATCCGCAACGGCATTGAGTTGCCGTATATCCTGCCAACCCAAAAGTCGTTTGTGCTGCAGCAGGGCGATGTGGTCGAGCGACACCTCCAGGACGGCGACGAGGTTGTGCTCAACCGCCAGCCGACACTACACAAAGGCAGTATGATGACGCATAGAGTGCGCGTTTTGCCGTGCAAGAGTTTTCGCTTCAATCTTGCCGCGACAAAGAGTTTCAATGCCGACTACGACGGCGACGAGATGAACATCCACGCGCCGCAGTCGCACGAGAGTCGCGCCGAGTTACAGGAGTTGTGCAGCACATCCCAGAATATTATTTCGCTTCAGTCAAGCAAACCAAACATCCTGATTGTCCAGGATAATCTTCTTGCGAGTTATCTCATGACCAACCCTAATGCTAGTAAGTTAGACAAAGCCGAGTTTTTCAGCATTGCGAACGAGGCTATTTCTGTTGATGGTTCGCCGTTTCCCACCAATCTCATTCTCAAAAAAATAAAAAATATACAGAAAGTATTAAGAATGCAGGGAAAGGACCCGTACCCGTTTACGGGTCGCGGACTCTTCTCGCTCGCCCTCCCCGACGATTTCAACTACACGTCAAAGAACGGCATCAACGAGTCCGAACCCGTTGTCAAGATCTACCGCGGAGTGCTGTACGAGGGCGTGATCAACAAGAGCGACTACGCCAACCACAACTCTATCACACAGCTCATCTATAAAGAGTATGGACGCGCCGCCGTCTCCACCTTTATCGACAACGTGCAGTTCATCACAAATAAGTGGCTGAAACTCACGGGTTTTAGCGTCGGTATCAAGGACTGTATACCAACAAAAACGGGAGAGATCGCCGACGCCGTTAATAAGTGTATCATGGAGGCGTCGATGATCGAGGAGACGACCCAGCATCCCGGAATCCGCGAGGCGCGCGTCAACGGCGCCCTGAGCAAGGCGCGCGACATCGGACTCCGTATCGCCAAAAATTCTCTGAAAGACGACAACGGGTTCGTGTCCACGGTCAATGCCGGCAGCAAGGGCGACTTCTTCAACATCGCGCAGATTACCGGATTGCTGGGTCAGCAGAATTTGCGGGGACAGCGCATTCCGAACTTTATGAACAAGGGCAAGCGCACACTGCCCCACTACCCCTTTAGTGGGATGGACAAAAAGACGGAGTATGAGTCGCGCGGATTCATCAGCAACAGTTTCCACCACGGCCTTACACCCCAAGAATTCTATCTCCACGCTGTTGCGTCGCGTGAGGGCATCACAAACACGGCGCTGAGTACCGGCAAGTCGGGGTATATTCAGCGCAAGATCATCAAAGTCATGGAAGACTTTTCTGTCAAGAACGATCTCACGGTGCGCAACGCCGACAACAACGTGTACCAGTTCCTGTATGGCGATACGGGACTGGACCCTGCGGAGTGTGTGTTTGACAAGGGCGAGCCGTTTATCTGTAATGTCGACCGCATGATCGACAGATTGAACATGGAAGTCGAAGACGAGTAATAATTCTTGTAAATATTTACAAGAAAAATATTAGATAATAATATTATAAATTAAATTTAGGAATGCCGAGAACTTGCTGGACTTTGCGGATTTTGAGTTTATTTGCGTGTGTGAGATCCATCGTTCCGTTCTCCATCTCCTTAATATCGTTGAGCGGATAGTTACATTTGACGGCGAGAAGCGCCTGTGTTTTTGTTGTCGCGCACGCCACTCGTGCATTTATAATGAGGGTGCTTACTTCTCGCGGGATTTTATTGGGCGTAGTGATCTTTCCCGCGTCGATCCTATTTTCGAGGGATGCGGAGTTCATACCGTTATGTGTCCGCTCTACAGCAATTTTGCGAGTGGGTACATTTCCGTGGAGAACAACAACTGTGTGGTCTTGGTAGTTCATTTTATTTATATTTTTGTTTTTAATTATGGTAAAATTTTCATAATTGTCAACATGACATTCTCAGTATTTGTCACAAAAGGTGAACTGTTGCTGGTCCCCCACAGAGAATAATAATATGTACCTGCCGAAAGAGGTGTATCAACAACTGATAATGATAGTGTTCCAGTGAACGGTGGTGATGGATTCGCAACTCTTGCCATATTGTATCCCGAGTCCTGTACTGAATGCGCACTTATCAAACCTCCAGATACCGATAAATTTGTTGTGTTTAAATCAGTTGGGACTGCTATGCTTCTCCCTATAGTTGTATATACAGTCGAAAGTCCAGTTGATGTATATGACATTTGTGCTATAATTAAAATTTTTTCGGTTGAACTTGTAGTGGTGATACTAACGTTTGAAATTAATGTTGCAGCTGCGGGCAATATTGTAACATTGCCCTCATAAGACCCCCCATTCAACCAAGAAATAGAAGGACCCGCGGGTCCCGTAACTCCTTGAGGTCCCGTAACTCCTTGAGGTCCCGTATCTCCTTGAGGTCCCGTAGCGCCCTGTGTTAAAGCATTTAACTGTGTGTGGACATGCGACAATGAAGAATCTCGCATTTCCAGTGTTAAAGTCCTACTACCCGAGGTAACCACATATATGTCAATACCTATTCGTGTTGTTAAGTTGGGTAAATTTTGTATTGGTACATATGCTGAATTAGTGTATATAGCTTGACTTACTGTTGTAACAAACACAGCATTAGAAGGAGATGGCGCAGGAGAAATATATGTTTTATTGCTTGTTCCATCGGCATCCACTTTAAAAACTCCAAAATAAAATCCAACATTGTTAGTACTTGCCGATCCTGCATACATATAGCAATTCAAGTCCCACAATCCTTCGGGAATAAAAGTGTTAGTAATAGAATTTGGAGGAGTTAAAAACGTCGCAAATAGTGTTCCCGACCCAGCATTACCAGTATATACGATTTGTGTCCGAGGACCTGTATTTGGTTCTATCAATAGTGAACCGGTTGCTCCTGGCGCGGGGTTTATATTTATATTATCTAAAAATAAAACCAGTCCAGCCGAAATTCCCGAGGGTCCCACGGGACCCGTAGGACCTATGGGACCCGTAGGACCAATGGGACCCGTAGGACCTATGGGACCCGTAGGACCAATAGGTCCCGTAGGACCAATAGGTCCCGTAGGACCGATCGGGGTAAGAGTATATGTTAGTTCTGAAGAAGAAGTATTATAAAAAACTGTATTTAAAATATTAGAGTCGTCAGGTCTTAAAGGTTTAATATACAAACCACCAGTTAATCCTGTAGTATTAAGAGCAGAATTAGATGCGTTTATTATTATTGAATTTGGAAGTTGATTAAGAGTCCCCGCGCTATTCCCAATGGCAATTGAGTTTGTCCCCTGTCCGGTATATCCAGAAAATGCCCCAATAGAAACCGCACCATTTTGAGAATACTGACCAGCGCTAGCCCCAATCGCAACTGCTCTATCAGTTTGGAAATATTGTCCAGAGAACGCTCCAATGGCAATTGAATAACTTCCTTGACCTGATATACCAGAATCTCGTCCAATATGTACTTCAGCGTCTCCAACCGCCCATGTTGTTCCATCCCAAAATAAATAATCTGAATAATTTGTTCCTGTAGAACTAATTACACCGGCAGAACCTTGCGGTCCCGTAACACCTTGTGATCCAGTAACCCCCTGTAGTCCCTGTGGTCCCGTAACACCTTGTGGTCCAGTAACCCCTTGTAGTCCCTGAGGTCCCGTAACACCTTGTGGTCCAGTAACCCCTTGTAGTCCTTCAGGTCCCGTAACACCCTGTGGTCCAGTAACCCCTTGTGGTCCTTCAGGTCCCGTAACACCTTGTGGTCCAGTAACCCCTTGTAGTCCTTCAGGTCCCGTAACACCCTGTGGTCCAGTAACCCCTTGTGGTCCCTCAGGTCCCGTAACACCTTGTGGTCCAGTAACCC